GTATTACTATTTACATTATTAGCTCCAGGAACATTATAAAAACCATACCCCCCTGTAGATACTCCTTCAGGATCAAAGCCATATTGAATATCATTTGGGTTTTCAGGATCTTGTCCCTCTAATCTTTCAATATGAAATGCGTTATAAGGTATAACATTATAAACACCAAATTTTTCTGCAATTTCTAATTTTAAAAAGAAATCTCCATATTTACACATATTACGAATCCAGGGCCAAAGATTAAATTCAATGTTTAAAACATCATAAAATAGATTATATAATATTTTTTGAACATTTTCATCAGAACTTCTAATTTGGAGTACTTCCCCCATATCATTTTTTAATGTACTTTCATCAGCTATAATATCTAGGGCAGAGGCTATAATTGCATCTGTATCCATTGAATCATATTCTGAATATAATTGNGGTCTTANGGTTTGGTAATTAAAATTACTTTGATACCCATATAAAGAAGTAGGNGAATTTGTATAAACTCTATTAAANCTATCAACTAAAGAATTTGTTTCATATTCACCAGATTGTTGGATTTTATTTACATCCATAACTTTTACTTGGTTTCCACCTTGGTTACGGATAACTACATCTGTTGAAAATAGTCTTTTTAATCTTGAAAATAGTCTTTTATCTGCCATTTGTTATATATTGTTATAAATATTATAGGAGCCACCTAATGTCTTCCTCCCCACCAGAATAGGGATTATCAATTTTCCAGGGGTTTTCATTTTGTTGCCCTGGGGGAGTATAAACTCCAGTATATGTTGTTTTATTTGTGGAAATTCCATTTAACATACTTTTAGTTAAATCAACTCCATGTTGCCTAAATTTAAAGGCTGTGTCTCTCATATACATTGCTACACCAAAAGACATTACTAAATCATCATTATATCCTGCTTGAGCTTCAGGTCTTCCATTTTTCCAAATAAAAGTTTTCATTTCTTCAATTAACCTTTTTGATTGGATAGTTACACCTTTATCAGAAATATGTTCCTGAAATTTACCTACAACCATTGGTCTTGTTCTTGATGACATTGTAAACCCTGCTACCATTTTTGATGTGTCCATATATTGGTCAAAATACGAATCAGCTCTTACTTCTCCACTTTTAGGTGAATAATAAAGATTCTGATATCCTCTATCTATTACTGTTTGGATAGTTGCCCATCCTATATTATTATTTTCTATTACTAATAGGGCATTATTATATTCAGTTGCTATACCTACTAATAAATGCCCATATTCTTTTGTTCCTAATTGTCCTTTATATTCTCCAACTTGTACATTATTTTCAACATCAATAATATGAAAAGCTGAATGGTCTTTTCCATCTCCTCTAGCTACATCAGCTACAACCATATAAGTTCTTGAATAATCACACGGTTCCCATATCCACAAGTTACGATCGGCTCCTCGCCTCTCCAAAGGTTCTTTAATAAATGATTTTTCATAGTACTCCATATACTCAGCATAGAAAACTATATCACCTGAAGTTGAGAAATCACAATCACATTCTTGTGCTGCCATTCTAGGATCACCTAATAATTCATCTTGTCTATCTCTCCATGCTTGGTCTCTTTCAGGATGTACAAACCATGGTAATTTTATAGGTATAAAATCGTTTTCTCTATTTTCAGCTCTAACCCATGTTTGATGAAACCAATTTCCAGTACCATAAGGAGTAGATAATACAATACAACCACCACCAGTAGCTAGAGTTTGTTGAGCTGAAGCCCATATTTCACCTATATTATCAATAAAAGCTGCCTCATCAACCATTAGTAAACTAACTGCTTCTGATCTACCTGCATCTGATGCTGCTGAAGTTGCCTTAATTTGGGAGCCGTTTTTTAATCTAAGATTTAATTTATTATTTTCATCTGCATCTATTTTTAGCCAGGAAGGTAAATTGCTAAACATAAATTTTACCTTTGTAACCATATTTTTAGCTGTTTCCTGTTTAGTTGCTACACAAAGTATATTTTTATCTTTATGAAATAACATTAACCATAAGGAATAAGCTGAAACTAAAGTAGTAAGACCTAACTGCCTAGCTTTTAATATCATTGAATAGGGGTTATCTTGAAATAATTTTAATACTTTTTCTTGGAATGGAAAAAGAGCAAATTGAATTCTGCCCCTCTGTGGGTGTTGGATGAAGCAATATTTTTTCATAAAATGTGCAGGATCAGAGGCACATTGTAAGTATTCTTGTCTTATGACTTTTTTAATATCACTCATTTAAATTAAAGCTATTAGTGTAATGATAGGTAATATAATAGATCCTATAAAGCCAACTATTTTTAAGGCTTTTTGTTTTCGAATTTCTTTCTTTTGTTTTTCGATAACTTGATCTTTGAGGTTAATTTCAATATCCTTATTAGATAAAATTTGTTCAAAATTATCTATTACGGATTGTTGGTTTTCAGATTTTTGAGTAAGTTTAACTATAACATCTTTTTGTAAAGTTATAGTATTTGTATTTAATGTATCTTTTTCTTTATAAACTGTAAGAAGACTATCAACAACCTCATATTCTAAAAGATCGCTTAACACAATTCTAGCATCTTCTAAATTCATTAGAATTAAAGTATCACCATCACTATTAATTATCTCCTTTACTTCTCCTCTTGAGATAGTCTGAGATGTTGCTGGTAATATCATCACTAGCCATATTATTAATGATATTAGGTATTTCATTTCTTTTTTTCTCTAACTCCGCTAATTTAGTTTCTGTTTCTTTTAAAACAACTTTTGTACTATCTATAGCATAGAGTATAGTATTAATTTCTTCTTGTAACTTGTTATTAATATTGTTTATACTATCATTTGATAATAATAACTGTTTATTTTGGGTTTTTAATGCTTTAATTTCATCCTCATAAGTATCAATGGGGATTGAGGGTCTAAATAATAAGCTTAAAATTAACGCAACTGCGAGTATTACTATAAAAACTAATTGTATGTTATTTAAGATCTTTTTCAAGTTTTTTCTTTTCAGCTGTCATTTTCTTTAATTCAGCTTTAATTTTTTCTTTAGCATCCCCTTCAGAGGATTTGAAATCCTTAGCTTTTGATTTCATTTTTTTAATTAAATTTTGAAGTTCATCTGTTGTTGTGATTATTGGGTCTTCTTTTTTTGATTGGGCAGCTTTAGTAGCTTTTTTATCTATAACATCATCGTCAAATTGTTTTTGAGCTAAGGCTTCAGCTCCGCTTTCATAACTAGTGTTGGATCTATTAAACCTAGCATACTTATCTGAAGCAAGTTCGCTTTGATCTTTATCTTCAAGCCACTTACTGCCTTCATCTAAACTATATTTACCTTCACCAAATTCATCTTCCATTCGATCAAATCTACGATAGATATTTTGAAAGGATTCCCACATAGAAATATTACGTTCCATAGCATATTTTCTAACTAAACTTATAATTTGCCTTTCTAAATCAGTAAGATCCTCTTTTAATAAAATTGATGTAATATTTTCTTTAATAAATTGTTTAAGTTGTGATTTTTTCATTTTACTATTTTTGATTATATATTCTATCGTAAATTTCTTTTGTAATTTTTCTCACAACATCACTTACAGGTTTTTTAAATAATCCTTTACCTATATCTATATGTTCAGCAAATTGGTCTATTACTTTATCTTTTCCTTTACGTTTAAAAAAAGAAGGTTTAAATTTTTCTACAAGTGTAACATGGACTGAAATGTCTGATTTTGTGCTGTGACCTTTTCTATAGAAAAGTAAATTTACTCTAACATATTGATCACCATTATCAATAACCCATTCGAATTCTTTATCTCCAATTTCTGGATCATCATTATAGAGGTAATCCTGATCTATTGCTCCTTTTACTTCGGGATATTTTGTATTGATTTTATCATCTAATTCATCTACTATTTCAAGAAAATGTTCCCTCATTTGGGAATAATCATATCCTTCATCTTCTTTTAATAGCTTATTTTCAGCTAAGTATTTTTTTAAATCGAAATTTTGCAATTTTAGTATTTTTTAATTTATTATAAATA